TCCAAGGGTGCGGGCCGTTCTGCACCTTCTTGAAGATGACGCGCCCGCTATTCCGGTTGACGGTCAGCGCAGAAGCCCATGTGCTCCCATTGCCACTGACCTTGACCGAGAAATCGTCGTTCCCCACCAGCCCCATCTCGGCCCGCCCTGACGCGCCCGATTGGAGCAATAAGCTGGCGGTATCGCCAATCGTGGCCTTGTCGATCTTCAACTGATGCCACGTGCCGTCATAGCCCAGAAGCGTGGCGGCGCTGGCGACGCTGGCGGAGAGACTAGCACTGGTTGCTGATTTCGCCGCCCAGTGGAACGCCGAAAACAGTCCAGGCCACACTTCGACATCTTCCGCCTCTGTGGCCCAAAGCTGCGCCAAATTGGCCTTATCAGCGGCGAGATAGGCACTAATCGAGGCAGCGGTGGCTTTATCAGTGGCGGTGGTGGCACTACCAGCAGCGGCGGTAGCACTACCGGAGGCAGCGGTGGCCTTATCAGTGGCGGTGGTGGCACTACCGGCGGCAGCGGTAGCACTACCAGCAGCGGTGGTAGCACTACCGGCGGACTTAGCCGCATGGTGCAGGGCGGAAAACAGTCCAGGCCACACCTCGACATCTTCTGCCTCTGTGGCCCAAAGCTGCGCCAAATTGGCCTTATCAGCGGCGAGATAGGCGCTAACCGCAGAGGCGGTGGCACTACCAGCGGCGGCGGTGGCATAGCTCTGCGCGGAGGTGATGTCGCCGTAGGTCGGGCCGTTGTCAAACCCGGTCCCGCCCGCGTTCCACACCAGCGTCCTGCCTGCCTCCGCCGTCGGCAGGTCGTCGGGGTACGGCTGTCCGGCGGCGACCTTCAGCGCCCGCCTAGAGAGCCCAAGCACTTGCCGGGCGAAAGATGTCGACTTATCGAGGGCGAGTTCTATTTGCGAAAGCGAGATCGAACTCTGCGTCGAGAAGGGCCGTTCCTGCGACGCGGTTATGTTCGGCTCAATCGTCATCGTCGCACCCGCGGGCAAAGTCGCGCCAGACACTAGCGTAATCGAACCGCCCCCGGCGTTGCCCGCTCCCGATACCGTGTAGTGCGTCGTACGCGCCAGTTCGTCAGTTGTGCCGTCTGCGTTCTGCCGCAGCACCGTCAGTTCGGCGTCCTCGTAGATTTTGAAGTCGTAATCGAACACGGTAGTGACGCCGTCGCCGACGTACGGCCCGGATACAAGCGCCTCGCTGCTGGAAACTGTCATGTTATCGCCGCCCCATGATAAACTCGACAGGCGTCACGTTCTCGCCCTTCTCTAGCCTATACCACGCATCGACCACCCGGTTCAACTGTCCTGACGGCAAGCCAGTGGCGGTACCGACGGCGCTGCTAAGCGCTTTGAACAGCGGCATGTCCGCCTCGCCCTGCGCCGCTTGCACGAAAGGCTTCGCCAGCGTCTCGACGACCGAGCCGTAGGCACCCGCCTCGTACCCGGACAAGGCCGAGCCGAAGTCGCGGATCGCGGGCACCGTCGACATCATCGACAACAACGTCTCACGCGCGAGGAACGTCCTCCACTTACGGTCGTCGTCCTCGCCCATGCCCGGCAGAGTTCCCTTGATTAAGTTATAAAGGATCGCCTCGACCGTGAAGAGCATGGTCATTTCGACGGCCCCCCTCACCGCAGCTTGCAGGGTCTTCAAGTTCACCCCAGTCATGTCCCTGCGTGTGCGCCCATAGACCTCATAGGCGATGTTGCCCTTCGCGAACATGTACGACCCCAGCGCCGTGAAGAGCCGTACGAAGCCGTTCTGCCGCGTATCCCGCGACAGCGTGCCGCGCTCGAAAGCCGAGCGATCCGAGAACACGCCGGACGCCTGCGCGCGCGCGACCATACGATCCGCGTACGCGCGCGCCTTCGCCTCGTCGCCGAACCTCCTCATACCTTGGTTGTGCGCAGCATACCATGTCGGCACATCGACCCCGTAGAACTGCACCTTCTGCATCAGCCAGAGACCGACGCGCGCCAGCCCCTGCTGGAAGCGCTTATAGCGCGACGCTGCGGGGCCGACCACGATGTCGCCTAGAATGTCGTTTATATCCCGGTTGAACGTGCTCTCGCGTTCGCGCATGAACGACGAGAACTTGACCACCTCCCGCGGGGCACGGAGCGGGTTGGCGGCGTAGATACCGTACCCGATCGCCATGTCTTTCGCCCCCACCGTGACGATAGACTGGGAGACGCCCGTTAGCTGGATCGCCACCGTGCCCAAATTGAACGCGAGTTTCGACAGGGTGAAGCCGTTCTTCGCGCGCAGCGCCAGCCGCCCGAACACGCCGCCAGCAGCGATCTGCCCGGTGGCGGTGTCCTGAAGCCACATCTCTAGCGCTTGGTGATCCTTCAGCAAGCCCTTGCGCTCGAACGCCCCGCGTACGCGCGGGTCTTGCAGCACTCGCCAAGAGTTCGCCACAGCCTCGGAGAACGCGAGGTCGTGTATCACCTGCCCGACGTGCTGGTGCAGCACCTCCATGCCGAGTTGCAGCACGCGACCGCCCGAGCCCCGCGCGCGTTCTTCCAGATGACCGTGACGGGTCTGCGCCTTGCCGAAGCGCCCGGCCATCATCTGCTTCTGCACTTCGGCCAGTTCCTCAGCGGCCACCAGTCCCGAGACATCGCCTCGGTACTTGATCGGGTAGTAGCCGCCCGCACGCGGGCCGAACGGCGTCTCGACCTCAGACGCCAGCACCTTCTTTGGCACGACGCCGGTCAGCCGCCGTTCGCGCGCCTCGATCAGCGGCCAGAAGGTGTTCACGTAGTCCCACACGCTCTGCACGAAGTCCCAGTCGCGCAGGTCAAGCTGTTGCTTGATAAAGTCCACCTGCGAGGCGTTGAAGCCGCTACCGCTGTCTGTGTCCATCAGGCGCGCGAGGTTGTCGGCGTTGCCCATATTCAGAGCCGCTGAGATCAAGTCCCATTTCGTAAACGCGCCGCCGAGTTCCTTGTAGTGCTTGCGCGTAGCCATCCGCCGCTGCTCGGCTTTCGAGTACACGCTATACAGCCCTTCCAGCGCGCGCGCCGCTTTTTCGCGCTCGACCTGCGCCCAGTTCGCGGCTGCGTCGATCGGCGCTTTTATGGCCTCGTATGCAGCACCGACGTCGAACCCGCCAATCTTGCGCAGCAGGGTATCGGCGTTCAACAGCAGGTTCGCGAACTCGCGCAGACCGCCACGCAATTTCTCGCCCGGCGTTGCGACGCGGTTAGGCGCATGGTCCTTCAGGTTCGTCTCGATCTCTGCCACAACGCCGTCGACAACCGCGGCCAACTCGCGCTCGCTCTGCGCATCGCGTAGCTTCTTCTTCATCCGCGCTGTGTGCTCGATGTTGCGCAGACTGTCGAATACGCCTTCCAGTTCCGCCAACAGCAGGGTCTTGTACGGACGTCGCTTCGCCTCGTCAAGCACGTAGGCAGGGATCGCGAGTTCGTTCTCACGGCCCGCTGCCTTCATCATCTCGACGTACTTCAGCAGACCGGAGCGCCGTTGCGCCTGCCGCAGCGATACCGCCTTTCGAAAGTCGTACGAGGTGAGAATGTCGTCGATTGCTTCCAGATACTCGCCCGCCAGCGCGCTGCGCGTCGACTTTGACTTCAGCTTCGCGACGTGACTTTCAACCTTCGCCAGCACCTCGTCCGCCGCCTTACTCTCGACGTAAAGCTGATAGTTCAGCAACTGCTCGCGCTTAGCCGCGTAAGCCTCGTCCATCTGCCCCCGCGCCACAGCCTGCATCGCGCGCTCGCCCGCCCGCCGTTCCGCTGCGAGATACGCCCCGCTGCGAACTGCCTTGTGAACCGGCATCGCGCGGATCGCCGCACGCGCGACCTCGGCGGCTTGGCTTCGCGTCGTCACTTGGCCGATCTTGGCTGCCTTGCCGATCGCACGAAGTTCCGCCGCGAGCAACTGCCCGCGCTTCTCACCGTGCAGCGCCGCCACCGCCTTCGCCTCGATAGACCCGTCGACCAGCGGGTCCCCGTGACGCTTGCGCATTTCAGCGTCTGTACGCGCCTTGATCTCGTCCGCCGCGCGAGGCGACGACACTAGGTCTTGCAGCATCTCGCTGCCTGAGCGGTAGCCGAACCACCCCGCCACGTCATCAGCGCTGAGCCCCGTATCTTTCGCCCACAGCGGTCGCGAGCCCCGCGGTAGCGCCGTCAGCATCTCTTCGCCGTACTCGTCGATTAGCATCTGCCTGTCGAGCCGTAGATCGCCAGCCAGTTGCTCAGGCGCGTCGCCACCCAGCCATCTGGCGTTGCCCAGCCACTCGCGTACGCGGTTCGCGGGCTTCGCGTTGACCGACGCCCGGATACCCGCCTCTACCTCGGCTCGCTCCGCCTTGAACTCCGCCGTACGCGCGCGCCGAAGCGGTGCCATGATGGTCCGCAGCATCTCCTGCCGCGTCTCGTCCTGCGCCTCGACAGACAGTTTCACCAGCTTCTGATAGTCCTCTTCCGCGATCCCGAGTTGCGCTGCGTTCTCGGCGACCAGCTTGTCAAAGCCGTTCTCGGTCGATGCTGCGGCGATCTCTTCGTCGGTCGCAAGCATGCGATCGAACACGCCGCGCAGTTCGTCATTGATCGGAACACCCAGCCCGCGAGCCCGTCGGTACACGCTCAGCAGCCACGCGCTAAACGCCTCGAAGGCAGCGCGCAACGCGTTCGACGGTGCCTTGCCTTCGAGCAAGTACGCCTCGTACGCCCGCGCCCACGTCTCCTGCAAGCCGACGTTGACCTTGCGATCCGTTTCCAGATCGCCAGTCGTGCCGTCGCGCAGGTACGAAGCGACCAGCGCTTCGGAAACGCCGCCGTCCTTGGCAATCAGGTCGATATTCTGACCCCACCACGCAAGGACCGTCTCCCAGTCCGCCCGCATTCCTTCAGGCGCGTCGCCCTTGGCGATGATGTCTTGCAGCACGTGCAGATAGTAGTGCCCACTCTCGTGCAGAAACGTCGAGAGATCAGCCTTCTGATACAGCGTCACCAGCGGAGCCCGCCCCGGTTCGGTCGGCAGCAGGATCGACCCACGCGCGCCATCCGGGCGCTTCTGGAACAACGGCTGCGCCTCGCTCGCGGTGGCGCGCATCTCGGGCGTGATCTCGACCACCCACACCGGATCACTCTCCGGGCGCAGTTCCGCGGGCATAATCTGGAAGAACTGCTTAGGCGTTATGACCGACCTGACGAGCAAGCTAGACAGCAGCGTTTCCGCGCTCTTCTCAGGATTATGGAGGTCCGCTTGCGTCGACCGCGCGACAGCGAGGCGACCCTTTGTCAGGCCGCGCATGTACTCTAGCCGCTCCACCTCGTTCGGCGGGGCACCGGTCGCGCGCGCGCTGGCGAGGCTCTCTTCGAGACCCGCCAAAGTGGCCTCTAAGTTCTGTATCGAGTCCTGCACCTGCACGGCGCGGCGCATACGCTCGTCGAACATTTCCTTTTCCAAGCTCTCCCATTGCTCCGCTGTCAGCAGCGGGGCACCGGTCGTTAGATACGGCGTTTCCTTCAGCAAACGGATCGTGTTCTGGAACCCGTATTGCGACGCCGCCAGCATGGCGGTGTTCAAGTCCGAGAGCGGCCCAACCTCAGGCAGTGCACGATCGAGCCGCACTTGTGAGCCGAAGCGCCGTGCGAACTTGTCGACGAAACGCTTGATCTGCTGGTCGTAGGCAATCTTGTAGCCATCGCCGCCGACCACGATGTTCTGCCCTGAGATCAAGCCCTCGGGCTCGGCGAGCACGCGCTGCGCCATCGTCCCGCCGAGCAGTTCCGACAGCGACTTACCGACCACTTCACTCTCAGGGATGCGACCACCTTCGCGCGACTTCTCAAGGATCACGTTGCTCTCATCAACGAGGAACCAGTCAGTGCCGTTGATCCCCGTCAGTTTGATCTCGCGAGCAATGCCCGCACTACCGTCCTCGCGGGTGTACTCGACCCGCCCGAAGGGGTACCACGTGATCTCGTGCAGCACGTTCTGCACCGCGCCGGACCAGCGCCGCGCCTGCATATACGCGGGCGTCCACGCCAGATAATCTGCGCCCTCTTCCGCGGCGGTCTTCAGCAGCTTCTTCATCATCAGCGCGTAGTACGCTTCGCCCTCGAAAGGTGTGATCGGCTGCCTCGGCATCGATACCGTCATCTCGTCGCTGATACTATCCTGTTCTCTCGAAATCTCGTCGCGCCGGTCTTGGTTGCGCAAAAACTCGGCAATCGGCTCATACCCACTTTCGCCGGGCCGCGGCAACTCGTCCGCCAGCCGCCCCAGTAGCGCGGAATACAGCGAGTCAGGTCCTATCGTGGCGCGAACGGGAAGACCTTCTCGCTTATCGATCACGTCGCGAAGCACCTCGGGTGCCGAGTGAGACGACAACGCGTTCATCGTGCGGCCAGACGATGAACGCGGCATTTCCAGATTATGCCCTTCAAGCATCGCAGAGGCGATCACGTTGTAGCGCGCGTGCAGCGCTGCTCTCTTGCGAGACAACTCCAATCTTCTCGCGCTCAGAACTTGCATCTTCGCCACATCCGCCGCGGTCGGCGCTGGCCCATTATCGCGCCAGTACGACCCAAGATCGGACTGGACTTCTTCGACGAACAACACGTTCTTCCCGTCGGCACTTTTGCGATAGTCAAACCGCGCGTGCACGACGATATTCTCGACGTCATAGTGCGCACTTTTAACGAACGGCGACAAATCTAAAGCGGCGTTCGGCCCCGCGCGGTTCAGGTTCGGCACCGTCAGCAGCACCTCGCGGTAGTCGTACCCTCCCTTCTCTGTGTGCTTATCCCAAACAGTTTTACCGCGTGCTTCGGGGCCGTCGTACGCGCGCGTATAGTGGTCGCGGATCGCTTCTATAACGTCGTTCTGCGAGCGATAGTTATCGCCTTCCCAGTAGTAACCGTCATTCTCGCGTGTAATGACCGTGCTTTCCTCGGACCCGTCCGGTTGCGTGATCGTAACAGGGTACTCGTAGATAGGGTCTTCATAGTACGCCTGCACAGCCATATCGCGCGCGCGGTTGAGTAGCGCCTCTTTCTCGTCATCCGAAACATCGTCCGGCCCGAAATCGCCGCCGGGGTCGCTCTCGTTCATCTCATTGACGCGCTCGTCGATGAGGTCTGGCAGGTAGTTCTCTCGCGCCGTCTGCTCGATCCAGTCGTCATCGTACGCTCGCTCCTCGCCGGGGTCGACCTCGACCGTGAACTCCCCGAACACCGCATCTTCGCCCCCGAGCGTGACCGGCGTGATCGTCACCTCATTGCGCCGCAAGAAGTCCACCACCGTCTCGCGGGCGACCTGCCCCTCTTGCGTGTCCAGCCAAGCGAGCACACCGGACCAGTCGATCTCCGCCTTCTTGATCCCCGGCAGTCGCTGGATGATCGACTTCCAGTCCTTCGCGGACGCCTTCGCTTGCTTGGCGTTCGCGACATCGCGGGTCAGCGCGCTGAAAAAGTCCGGCGTTGCCCCCGACTGGAACAACTCCACCGTACGGTCATCCCGCACCGACACAGGCTCGACCGGCTCGAACAGCGCCGCCGCCGCGCCCTGCGGCGCGTCCATGACTATGTAACCCTTAAACCCGCGCTCAACGAGCCTCTCTTCGAGCCAGCCTATCCGCTGACGCGCAGGCACGTCGTCCGGTATGGCGTCGACCAGCCCCTCGGGATCGCGCGTCAGGTCATAGAGCGCCTTCGCGGGCACGCGAACCTCATGCCGGTACGGTCCAAGGCTCTCCTTGCGGTAGCCGCCGGGTTTGCCGACGCTAACGCCGAAGAACGCCTTCTTCGGCCCCCGCACATTGCGCTCGGCACCCCTAAGGGGCCCCGTCCCCGCAAACGCCGGGTCCACCGTGCCACGCGCTGCGTCGGACCAATGTGTCAGTGTTACTGTCCCATCTTCGTTAACCGGCACCTTCGGCTTCGCGCTGTCGTCGCGCGCTTCCCAAACCCGGCGTGGCGTTTTCGACGTCGCATAGTCGCTCTTCAGGCTCGGCAGCTTTTCCGCAAAGCCGCTCACGGCGGCGTAGCTGTCCGACGCCGCGAAGCCCTTGAAGTTCCCGCTATCCCAAATCTGGAACACGTAGCGGAAGTTATCGAGTAGCACGCGTTCCATCTCGGCGACCGAGACCTGCAACGCGGTCATGCCCTCGACGGCGTCGCCACCGGTTTGAAGCACCTCACGCGCTTTAGCCGCGAGGGTCTCCTGATCGTAGTACTGCGCTTTGTACCGATCCTTTTTAGCCTCGTTCGCGTTGTACTCTTCGGCGGGCCCGCCCAGCTTCTCGAAGGTCAGGAACAGCCCGCCCGGCACCAGCAACTCTTTCGCGCGTCGCACGTGGGCACCGCGGGTGTTCGAGATAAACTGGAACACCATCGCTTCGTGCACGATGTCGAACTTCTTGCCCTTCGGGTCAAAGAACGGGATCGCCGTCCCGTCGTCCTCGGTCCACGCCACCGTACCCGCATCCTCGGCAGACCCGTAGGCCGACAGGTCAAACACGACCCCCTCCACCTGCGGCTTGCTCTCGAACGTCGTCTGCATCGCTACGTTAGGGTCGAGCGCTACCGCAGTCGCACCGGGGTTACGCTGCACCACGGCTTTCGCCATCGCCCCCTCGGACGCACCGATGTCAAGTAGCGCGCCGGTCCCGATCGTCTCCGAGATCACGAAACCAACGGCGTCCTGCATCTCGCGATAGCCCGGTATCGACGTGCGGATATGGTCTTCAAAATTGCCAGAGAAAGGCTCGCGCTCTTTGGCAAAATCCTTGACCTCTTGCGGCAGGTCGATCACCGGAACATATGCGTCGAGCCGCTGCGGCTGCTGCCGCGCGCCCGACGTAACGTCCGAGAAGAACTTGGTGAAGTGCCGCCCGTCACCAGCCATGTCCCCCGAGAGCACCTCGTCGCGGTTCTGGTACAGGGTCTGCGCGGCAAAGCCTGCCGACCACGTAGTCCCATCGCCCATCGTCGAATAGAAGTCACGCGCCTTAGCGGCGTCGCCTGTGACGAGATCGTTCAAATCCAGCGGGATCGTCGGCGAACCATCCATGAACACAAGACCCTCGCGGGTCAGCACGCTCTCTTGCCCGTATTTGCGGCCCAACTCGACCACGGTGTCTCGATCCGCGAAGATCATGTACGACACGCCGTCGCTCTGGCCCTTGTAGACACCTTCCATCTTGTGGAACGCGATCCCACGCGCCTGCAACTCTGCTTCCAGCGCCGCGTTTTGCGCCGCGTCTGTCTCAGCGCCACGCGTCGCCGTCACCACGCCCCAACCGGGACGCCGCAGGAAGTCAGCAGTCACGCCTGCGCCAAGATCACCCGGCTGCGCCGGACGCAGCGTTTCACCGCCCAACTGGTTCAACAGCACCGGCCCCGCCGCGGGGCCGTACATCTGCTCGACGGCGAGTTCGAGATCAGCAGGCTCTGCAACTTCGAGATCAAGACTAGCCGCTTCCGCCGCCGCGCGTATCGCCTTGATGAGTTTGCCCTCGCCTTCGCGCTGCTCGACCGGCGCGCGCACGCGATCCAGAACTTCTGCGGTCACGCGCGGTGTTTCGACCGCGACGGAACTCTCTAGCGCGCCCTGCACCTGCGCCAACGGGTAGCGCTTCAGGAACTCCTTGAGGTCAATCCCCAAGCGCTGCGCCATTGTACGCGCGAACGCGACCGCTTGCAGCGCTTCCTTCTCAGCAACGTCACTGGTGCGCCCCGCGCGGCGCAACGCCGAGACGAGTTCGACGCGCGCTTCGTCCGCCACGCGTTCAAGGTCAGTCTGCCCGCTCGTCGCCTTGTCGGCTGCCTCCTGCGCCTGCGTCGACAATTCCGAGAGCCGGGCTTGGTACGCCTTCAACTCCGTCGCGCTCATCCTATCCGGTGCCGTACGTATATGCCCGCGCAGCCGCTCGTCGAACCGCGTTCCGACGATGTCGGCTGCGTACGACGCTGTTGGTATCTCGACCGCACCGCCGTTGTCGCGCGCCCGCCGGTACGCTTCAATGTCCACACCGTCAACCGCCGCCAGAAACTGCTCCGCGGTTACGCCACCGGGGTCGCTCTGGAACAACCTATCAAGCGTCTGCGCATCAACGTACAGGCTTTCCACGGGGCCATCTTTTGTCAGCGTCGCAACGGCGTCGCGGTAGCGCTCCGGCACCTTCGCGCGTATCGTGCTGTCTTTAGCTGACGTAGTCAGCGCGTTAAAGAACGCTCGATCCTGCGCAACCCCGCGCTGCTCGCGCAAGTATCGACCGCTCACCCCCACGACTTCGATCGGAGACGCGACAAACTCCGCGAACACCTCGGCCATAATCTCGACCATGTTCACGTCTTGGCCCGACGCCAACTCGCCCAACAACTCGCCGCTGCCGCCCATCACGCCCTGCACGAGCGCCTGAAGGATAAGGTTCCCCGCCGGGTTTTTCGCCAACACCCGCCCTGCCACGCCGACGGACGCGGCGTCCAAGAGGCCAACCGTGGCACCGTAGGCGAACGAGCGGTCACGCATGTTCCGCCGCACCGCGGGATCGTTGACAAACGCCGCCCGCTGCCCGGGATCGCGCAGGTCATACCCTGCCTCGCGCACGAACTGGTCATACGCCGAGCGCTCGCTCACCTCGTACGACGTCGCTCCCAGCACGGCTGCGCCAAGAACCGGGTTGCGCGTCAACCCTGTCACCAGCGCGCTTGCGATCAAGGCCGGCGCGCTATCGAGCGCGACGCCGACTAGCCACTCTGTCATCGCGACCGGTTCCGCCGCGGCGAGCGCCGCGATAGCAGACATCTGCGGCCCAACCCCTTTAATCTTGCTGACGTCGGCCAACGCTGCGTTCATGCGCGTTACGCGCTCCGACGTTCCGTACGTTCTCTCGATCCGTCGAGCGTTCGCGTCCCGCGCTGCGATGGCCTGCTCGAACGCGTCGGACAGCAGCGCCTCTGACGCCTTCATCGTGTCTTCGCTGACAAAGGTCATACGAGACGAGACATACCGCGCGAGCGCTGACCACGGCGCCAGCGTTGCCGCGCCGACCGGCGACCACCGCTTCTGCTCATCGGCCAATACCTCGGTAAACGGACGCGCTCGATCGGCGCGGCGATCTTGCAACTCCGCCAGAGCGTCTTCTGCATTCTTGGCGATGCGGCTGTACCCCAGCGTGTCGGTCACTAGGCGGTCCGCGCCTCTCTCGAACTGTGAGAGAAGACCCGACAGTCCAGACAGATTTTGTAGGTCTGATTGCGCCAGCGCCGCGTTGATAGGGTCCCTCGCGATCCATCCCGCCAGCCGCGACGACGACATCAACTGCGCCCGCCGCGCTTGCGCGTCGACCCGCCGGGTCAGTTCCGAGGTCGCGCTAGTCAGCAGGTCCGGCGGAATCACCAAACCCCGCTGCCGCGCTTCCGCCGAACGCGCTACGCCCGCGACGGCGTCGCCTACGGGAAAAGCCTGCTCCATCGCAAGCGCCGCCCGCTCCGCCGCCTGCGCGGCGCGCTGCTCGAAGTAAGACTGGTACGCGCTCGCGGCGGGACTCGCCTGCGGCTGCGTGGACTGCGCCTGAAGCGCCGCGCTGGGGCTCGCCTGCGACTGCGTGGACTGCGCTTGAAGCGCCGCGCTGAGACCAGTCTTCTGCGCCTCGAACCACTGAAGATACGCCGCTCGTTCGTCCGCCATCTAGGGCTCTCCGGTGTATTGTGACATCAGGAACAACTGGTAGTGCTCCACGATCGCGTCATCCGCTATACCCGGAAATTCCTTGCGCGCAACCTCAACGAAGTCCGGCGGTATCTCGCTAAACGCCACGACTGGCGGCAGTCCGACCGCCATCATCCGCTGCTGCTCGTACGCCGTCGTGATCTGATCCTGCGTCGGAAGCTCGCCCGTCGCCTGCATAAGCTGAGACGCGATCCGCGTGCGATCCGCGATCGGTATGCTGTCGTACGTGACGGCCACGCGAAAGTTCTCAGTACGCTTAGCCGCCTCGAACAAAAAGCCGCTCCCCTTTTCGTTTACGCCGTCGAACCCCGCACCGGTAAAGAAACGCCCCGGCGTAGAGAACTCGACAGGCAGCAGCTTCACCGCTGCCATCTCGCGCACCTCGCGGGTGTTTGGCTCTCGGTTCTCTCTGTCGTAAAAGTCCTGCACCAGCGCCGTGAGTTCGTGCTGGAAATCCAACCGCAGCCGCCGCTGCTCGCCAGACATCTTCGCAGGCGACGTAGGATCGGCAAGCGCCAGATAGACCTCATCCGCCGCCTCGTACACCGCGTCGAAGTTGATCGCATTCCGACCCTGCTCGACCTTCAGCGCCTGCCCCTTGAGTTCCGCACGTGCGGCTTCCTGCACCGCTATAAAATGCTGTCGATCCGCCCGCGACAAAGATGCGTAGTGCTGCGTCAAAGAAAGTTCTGCGAAGGCGTTCGGGTTCGACGACGCCAGACGCGTCAGCATCTCCCAAGTATCTGGGTTCGTCACGTCGACGCCCCGCTGATCGTTCCGCACCGCCTCTTGGAACGACGTCCAGCCGCTCTGCCCCATCGCCGCGCGCTCATCCATCGAGAAACTGGTGCGCCCCGTGCGTACGTACTCTTCCCATGCCGCGTCTTGCGCCTGCCCGCGACCTTCAGTGCGCGCCCGGTTCTGCAAGGTTGCCATCGTGTCGATGCTCTTCAGCACCTCATCACGCAGCTTCTGGTCTTCGATCGCGAGCGCCGCGTCGTACGCGGCGCCCGCGTCGAAGTACGCCGCGCCCATCTGGGTCGACGGGTCATCGCCGGTCGCGGCAGCGATCGCGTCGTACATCTCGCCCATCGTCATCCCGGCGAAACTCGGGTTCGCCGCCATGAACTCCGGCGTCATCAGATACTCGGCAGGCACCGTCGGTCGGTTTTGCGCCGCATCGATGATCGTAAGACCGAGCCCTGCGCCAAGCTGCACAACCAGACCGCGATTGACCGCGCTGTCAGGAAAGGGCGTCCCCTCCAACGCCGCGCTGGCGGCGCGCTCCATGATCGCGACAAGCGAGGTTCCGATAGCCGCAGCGCCAGACGCCCAATAATGCCATTGCTTGCCGCGTGGCACGACCATGTCGATGTGAAATTCGGTACCACCCATGTACTCAGCGCCGAAGCCGATACCAAGCGCCCCCTGCGCGGCGGCTGCGCGCGCGAAGTCCGCCGCATCGGGATCGGTCGCTTTCACGACGGTCCCGTCCGGTCGGTATATCGTGACGTCCGCGGCAGCGCCCGTACGGTGCCGACCGGAAGGATCGTTCTCGCCGTGCCGCACGCCAGAACTGAGTGCAACGCGAGTCCCCGCGCCAAACGTCGCCTCCGCCGCCGAAGTTATCACATCGACGACCGGCTGTCCCGGAATCTCCGCATCGAAGCTGATCGTCACATTGTCGTCGGGGCGATCCACCGCGGGCACGCCACGGAACTCCACGCCGCTCCGGGTCGCCCCACCGTAAACCGGCTGCGTGCGGCGAATAAAACTTTGCGTGAACTGGCTCGCCTGCGCTTCCAGCACCATGGCTTCCAGCCCCGTGTCAAGCGCGTTCTCGTCCTCCGCGGTCAGTACCTCGCGTGCGTCTTCAAGCAGCTTCGCGGCGGCAATCGGGTCGTCCGCCGCCGCCATCACGATGCGCTGCCGGAACGCCTTCGAGATCAGGGTCTCGGCACTCTGCTTCTGCGTCGCGGCGTCCCAACCCTGAAGCGCGGCCAACTGCGTCTGTTCTTGCAGCGCCAGCGCCAGATTGCGCTCGAAAACGTCCGTGCTGTCCCAGTTTTTCGCAGCGTCCTCTACATAGCCTTCGATCGTTGACGTGCGCTGGTTGACAATGTAGTTGCGCGTCTCGTTCGACGCGTGCGTGAGCAGCGAGCCGTGCGCCTGATCCAGCAGTTCGTTGGTGAGTTCGTCGTACTTGCGCCGCGCGCGGGGCGTCAGCCCTTCGCCGTACCGCTCGCGCAGCGCTGCCAGCCGCGCCTCGCCGGTCTCAGGAACGCCCGTCGCGTTTCCGCCGGTCTGGTTCAACAGACCGCTCTCGGGCGCCGACAGCGCCTCCCGCTGCGCGTAGCGGTACTTGTTGAACGCCTCACGCGCCGACGCGTCGTCCGTCAACTGCGCACGAAAGTCGAGCGCATCCGCCGCCCGGAACAGCCCCGCTCCGACCGTCTCCGCCGCGCGCCCCACCTGCGCGCCGAACGTGTCCGGCGACGTCCCGACGCGGACTTCTTGCTGGTTCACAGGGCGAAGCTGTAGCTGCCGCCGGTACTCAGGAACTGCCGCCATTGCCCCGCCTCATTCGATCGACACCTTGTACTTGTAGACTTCGGACGCGCCGCCAAGGGCTGTTCCGACGCCCGCGATAAGCCCTGCCGTTTGCGCGTTTGAGGCTTCCGCCTGATACGCGCTCGCTTGGTTCAAGTAGTTGTATTTCTTGATCTCAAGATCGCGTACTTCCGCTGCGGTGTTCGCTTTCACGCGGTACGCGTCGCGTTCAATCTCCATACTGGTCTGCAAAATCGTGTCCAACGGCGAGCCGAAGGTAAGGTCCATGTTGTTTGACGCCAGTGCGCCGCGGGTGTCCGCGACAACCCGCGCCCCTTCAGCCCGCACCTGCCGCTCTTCGTCTGCGCCGCGCGCGCTTGCGTCGCGCATTTGCTCGCTGGTTCGCGCCGCGTTGTCCAGCGCGATCTGAGCTTGGAACTTAGCATTCGCCGACTGCGCCGACGCTTGGTACAAACCGCCGAGGACGTTGACCCCGGTGCCGATCGCCATAAGGGTTACAGGATCACACATTCTGCTTCGCCCCCCATGCTAAACACGACCGCGGTGGCCCCCGACGCCACCGTGAACGGTTCACCTATAACAAACCCCAGCCGCGATAGAAAGACCAGCGTTTTCCGGTTACTCGCCAACGCCATGTTCTGCAACACGTCGCAACCCCGCCGAAGGTGCGCAATGAACCGGCGGGCGAGCCGGAAATACTCAGTCGCGCACTCGTCGATCCCGCGCGTACCTAGAAGCCACGGAACGCCGTAACCACCGAGCGCCGGAACATTCGCTCCAAATACCGCGATCGGCGCGTCCCGGTTGAACGCAACATACGCCTCGGTGGACACCGCGACAGATCGACGCAGCGCCTCGATCGGGCGCACGCGCGATAGCGCCCACAACTCGTCGACGTCTTCTCGCCGCAGGCTCTGCGCCACCCGTAGAACGTCCGGCGTCATCGTCGCGACTGGTTCGATGTAAACGCGGTTCGTCATTCGCCGACTTTCCACTCCGGCGACACCGCCAGCAGCGTCATCGGTAGCGGGTTACTCTGACGGATATATGTCGTCGCGTCCTGCTCCCAGTCGCCCGCCACCGTCAGCAACGGCGTGTGCGTGCGCAGCGGGATCGGACCACCAACCATCGCCGGGGCCCACTCCTTCAGCGCGTTCATGCGCGACAGCGACGTGCCCGCCTCGACCCCCCGAGACCGCCGCAGCTTGATCGCAATCTCTGCCGTCGACTTCAGGCGTCCCTCGGACGACCCCAGTCGATCGACCTCCATCCGCACGTCGAGGGTCTGCACCAACGCCGTGTAAGTCAGCCCGATGCTAACATTCGTCGGCGTCAGATCGCCGAAGTCCACGGTCCCGGTCGCATCCACCACAAGATCGTCCACGACGTCGCCGTCGAGCAGCGCGACCACCGTCTCCCCGCGCAGGTGCAACAGCCCGGACACTTCGGACACCCCAGCGTCGTACGACGCGGCAAAGCCACCGTCCACGAAGTACCCCAACTCGACATCGGTGTCGTTCCTGACGGCTAGTCGCTCCGTCATCGTGACCTCGATACCTCCGATCGTGCGGGACACGACGGCGTAGAGCGCGTCTCGCGCGCCCTCGCGTATCGCACTCACCTGCCGAACCTTCGCGGCGGTGCCGCCTAGCTCGTGCCGGGTCCAACCCCACACATCATGCTCGGGCACGTACGTCATCGACAACAGCGTGCCATCGTCGAGCGCCACCCACACCAGCTTGTCAGGTGCCGCAGCGTACGTCCACGACACGATCTCCCGATCCTCAAACAGATCGCGCGCGATAACTGTCAGATCGCCGGGAGGCACGCTTCGGTCATTAGGCCGGTAGTCGCGTACGACGTTGCCGGACGGCTCGATATAGAGCACAACGCTGCCTGTATATAGCGGCTCCCGGTCCGCCGAGCCATAAGTTGTCAAGGGTGCCAGCTTACGCTTGTCCGGGCGCAGATACTCGCCATCGCCCTGCGGCGCGATCTCCCATTCGCCCCCGCTGGTGAACACCGTGAAGCTGTCGCTCGGAACAAACGCGCGAATACGGTTCACGCGCACGTCGCGCATCCTGAAGTGGAAGGCGTCGTCAGACAACGACGGGTACGAACTGTAAAAGTTCTCGACGCTTCCGACGCGCGACATCTCAACTAGCTGCGGGTCGTTATCGGTCGCGCCAAACGCAAGTCGCTGCTCGTAGAAGGCAACAACCGACGGATAATCGCCCGCCGCACCGAACGGCGTGCGCGCAACCCGCGGTCCCGTGGCCGTGTCAGCGGTGATATTCTCGTCGGTGAACACCGTGCTCTCGGTCGTGCCGATATACCCGAGCGCGCCAGCGTACATCTTGTACACCGCGTAGCGCGAAGCGCCCTCAAGCGCACGCCACCCGATATAGTTCTCGCTGCCCTTGTAGTACAGGTCGTTCTCGACCGTGAGCAGATCAGTCGGCAGACCTTCCTCGTACGTATCCCCGGTAATCGCGGAAATCGCATACTTGTACGTCACAAGGTCAAGCGGGTTCACGTCGACGCCATAGCGCACCTGCGTCCCGGGCGAGGTCAGCGTGCCGCCGCTGGCGTACGCGGTAAAAGCGGTTCCATCCACCGCGTCGCCATCCTTATCGAGCAGCGCAATCGTGTCCGTCGTCACCGCCGAGGCGATGTACAGCTTTCCGTTCAACTGCGTCATGCCTGCGACATCGCTAAGCGAAAAGGCGTCGCCGTCCACCAACCCGTGCGCAGCCGCCGTGATGACCACGGGATTTGTTTTCGTCGCCCCCGTGACCGTCGCCGACGCCGACGCCACCTGCCCGAGTGCGGGCACAAAGGTCACATCTGCGAACGTCCAGTCATCGTGATCCAGTCGCCCGATCTTCTTGGGCGCATAACTCGGGTGCGCGAGGTACATGGTGTCGGCGTCCTGCGCAACGCGCACTCGCGGCATATCGCTAAGCGCGAAGGTGTGCGCGTGCTCGTACACCTTCGACAGCGTAGCACCTGCGCCGATCGCGCCCCACGCGCCGGTACTCGCGTCGAGCGTGCTCCCATCGAAGACCACGAACGCCAGATAATCACCCACCGTCCCGGTGATCCTCACGATTGCCTCGTGCAGCTTGTGCGTCCCCGCGGGATCGCTGACGTACGCAAGGCACCCCGTCGGGAAGGACGCCATGTCGCCCGGATTGGCGAGCTTTAGCGTCGCGGGATACGTCGTCGTGACCGCGTCGAGAGCGACGGCTCCGACCGCCGTGTCCAGCACGTACGCACCATCCTTCAACACCCGAAACTTCCCGTCTGTGAACTCTAACTGATACGTCTGGTCAGTGCTGAACGAGAACGGGAGCAGGTATTGGTACGCCGACGCGCCCGAAGTGTCGAAGCGCGCCACGCCTTCAAAACCGGCACGGTTCGACAGACCGCCCTGCGGTCGTACGAACACGTTCATCGCGTCCTTCACACCCTTCTGGAACTTCTCAGTGTCCGACCGGGCGTACATGCCCTCGGCGATGATCCCGGCGTTGAAGGCTCCCTGCGTTATCCTAGCCACACATCACCCCCAAATCGTCGAGCCGTCCGCCTGCGCGCGCTCCGTGGGGCTACCCGCGTCACGCGCGTCGACGTAACCGCCTGCGTGGAACCCGTACACCAGCGGTTCTTGCTGCGCGTCGTTCTCGATCGCCTCGGCGAGAGCCGCGCGGAACATGCCTTGCAGCGTCTCGACGTCCGTCTTTCGCCGGGTCATGCTCGGTGCCAGCCGCATCGCGAGAAACAACGCCACCGCATCGTCAAAGAGCGACGACCACGCCGCCGTATCTGTACTGTCGAAGATGTAAAAGCCGAGCGCGCTCGCGAGGTCGGTGTAGACAGTACCTGCTTCCAAGTACATCGGGATCGGCGCTTCGTTGACCTGCACCATGCGCCCGGCCTCCGCGAGGCGGATCAGCTTCAGCATATCGTTTGGCAGATCATAGTGATACGCCCACGTGTCGGACAGCGTGTTAGCTTCCAGCAGGGACAAAGCTCGCAGTTTACGCGCAAAGGTCCACGGGCTGCGGCCCAAGCACGCGCGCCGCGCGGCGTCGTACTGGCGAAGACACGCTTGCGCCTCGGCGCTCCCCTCGCTCAGAGACAGAATCGACGTCTTCCCAAGGTGGTCAAGAGCGAAATTGCATATGTCGACACTGTTCGCTACGGCCATTTACACCCCCCGTTATCGCCGATCCCGGGGCACCGAAGCGCCCCGGGAGTTGTCGTCATGTCAGGCCACGCGGTGACGCCGTGACATCCGCTCGGGGGCCACCGTACTGCCCGCCACGGGCTCGGGTTCGGTTGACCCTTGCGCCGCGCTCGCCGCGTCGAAGCCGCCCGCCGACGCCGCAGTCGCGCTCGCGGCCTTCAAGTGCCCGCGCAGCGCGGCAACCTCAGCTTCCAGTTCGGCGATCCGCGCGTTTTTCGCGGCGAGTTCAGCCCTGTGCGACACCTTACCGGTTGCGGCTGCTTCTTCAGCGGCCACCTGCTCAGGCGTCAGCGTCTTGTCCGCCGCAGCCAGCGCCGTGACGGTCTTGGCCTCGGCGGTGCCCGCCATAACCATCCATCGCGTGCTGAAATGCGCCTCGTCGGTTAGCGAGAACTCATCACCCGGAAGGCGCATTCGGCCACCGTACTTACCCTTGTGCCGGGCCACGACGTCCATTACGCAGCCCACCCTTCGCTACCGAAGACCAGCCCAGCGGTGATCTTGCCCGCGTTCGGTGCCGTGCCGGTAACAGTGTAGTAGAGACGCATGTAGCGCTCATCCACACCACGCGGCACGTACTCGGTCGGCAGCGCATAGCCCGCGACAAGCGCGGCAAGCGCGACCGACGAAGTCGCGACGGTTTTCGCTGAACTGAAGGACGCGTTGTCGTCCACCTGCACAGCGATCTCAAGCGAAGTCAGGTTCGTGAAGCTTTCCGTAACCTGTACGCGGATCGGCACGTGACGCCCACGACCGAAGTCTTGGGTAATCGCCGCCGCGGCATGCTTCGGGGTGCCCGGTGCCCCGAGGTCGAGGATGTTCGTAGACGCGGCGGTCGCGGTGATCGCTTGCGCGTCGGAGAACAGGGCTTGTTGATCGAAGATCATGTTCTGCTCCTTGTCGTACGTTAGCGCTGCGGGCTCATCCCGCAGCGCTGGCGGTCATCGCTTAGACGACGCGCTCCTCGGTTTCGAGGATGCTGTCCATCCGGCGGATCGGGTGCCCGAGGAACTTCACCACCGGGCGACCGTCAACCTCGGAAAGCGACAGTTGCACGTTAGCTTTGTTCATCGCCTGCTTGTGCAGGTATTCGGCGATCACACGCGAAGTGTAGATCACCGTGTTGACGCCCGCGCGGTTCGGGTTGTCCAGCCGGTAGTAGGCCGTGACCATCAGGTTGATCAAGTCAGCACCCGTCGCCGCGTCGTTCGTGAGTTCGCTAACGTCGATGTTGGCGACACGGGCGTTCACCCGCCAGTCGCGAACCGACAGACCGATGTCCTGCGAGAACTTCTCGCGGTAGACGTCGTACAGCGAGCCGTCGGATTTCTCCTTGGTCTGTACGCCCTTGTCCTCGCGCTTCAGACCCGCGGGCGAGCCCTCGGGGTACAGGAAGTGCGTTCCGTTCTCACCCCAGCCGATGAACCAGATCGAAGTGTTGTCCGAGCCGATGCCGCCGCCGTCAACAATCTGATTGCCGTTCGCGGCAGTCAGCGAGTTGTACCGGGGCTCGATGCCGAGGAACTTCTCAGGAGCGGTCGCGGTGTCGCCGTAGATGACAGTTGCGCCGATTTCCTGTGCGATCCCTTGGATATGAGCCTTCGCTTCGTTCATGCGGAACTTCTGCGGATTCTTCGACTTTTCGACCAGCTTGGCGTCGACCTCGGACCAGTCTTCGAGGTAGCCCGTGCTGTCCTTGACCTGCGTGGTCGTGCCCTTCGTCGGCTGCACACCCTGATAGAGTTTGCGCCAAGTCGGTGCGGGCAGACCCGCGCGGATCGTGGTCAGGTGTTCATCACCCGAGTTACACTCGACCGCGGGGGCGTCGCCGAGCATGGAAAGCTCTTCCGCCATAATCTCGATGATGTCCGCGATCGTGTCGTCTTTGTTTTGCTGCCGACGAAGGTCCGCCAGCGTCAAAAACGTGCTCCCAACCGTTGCCATGTGTTAGCCTTTCTTGGTGTCAGGTGTCGTTTCCCCGTACCACGCGGTCTCGCGTTTTACGGGCGCTTCTGTAGACGCGCCGGGCACGAACTTGTCGTCCTTGACCATCTCCCCGATACGCCGCAACTCGCGGATCATCTCGGGGTTGTTGCCGTTGCCCGAGGTCAGGATCAGGTTCTTGATCGCGCCGCCGCCCAAAGCCTTCAGACCGAGGTTCGCCAAGCGCGTGCTTTCCGCCCACTTGTCGCCCCCGATGTCCTTGTCCTTCTTCGCGGCGTCAAGGTGAGTCTTTTGCTGGCTCTCGATGAAGTCAGAAAACGCTTTCTGCTCCGCCAGAACCTGCTCGGACTGCATCTGGACCAGCTTCTGCGCTTGCGCGCGGGTCAGGCCCGTGTCCTTGAACTGCTTCGACCAAAGTTCCTGCTTGTCCTCGTCGAACTTGACGCCTTTTGGCAGGTCGAACGTATACTTGCCATCTTCAGGCACCTCGTCGGTGCCGTCGCCCGGCTTGTCGTCCTTCTTGCCTCCGGCGTCGTCAGGCTTCTTGTCCTTGCCGTCGCCTTTGTCGTCCTTCGTGGCCTCGCCGTCCTGAGCCCCGTCAGCGCCGGGCTCTCCACCCGCCTGATCGCCGCTCAGCACTGTCTCGGTGGATGGGATCGTCCCAGCATCACCAGACTTTTCGCCGCCCGTCGCTTCTCTCTCGGTCCCGCCACCGCCGCCTGCACCCTCATCCACGGGTGCCCACGTCGGAGCAGTTGCACCGAGGAGCCACGACACTGTGTCAAACTTCATCGTACGCCTCCTCGTGTCTCGCGCCGTCGGTCGACGTGCGCTGTTTCGCTGCGGTCAGCAGCAGCTTCGTCAACGCGTCGGGGTCCGCACCTTGTAAGGCACGTACGATCTTCCGCGCTGCTTCCTGCTCGCCGATATTCTTGAACGTCGTGTTGCTGTTCCCGGCGAAAGGGTCTTCGTAGTATCGGCACTCATCCAGAATGCGGCACAGGAAGCGCATTGACGGCTCGTGCGCGATAACGGCACGTGCATCGTCTTGCAACTGCTGCGCTGCCCGACGCTGTGATCTGGATAGGTCAGCACTCATGTCGTACCTCGTACCACCATTCTACACACGACGTCAACGCAGGCCGAGTTCCGACAAGATGTCGCGCGAACCCCGCGGCTGCCCGGCCCCCGCCAGCACGCTCGCGGCGTCGGCACCGGACTTGGCCGTCTCGGCGATCTGCTGCGCGCGATCGGTCGCTTGCTGCGCCCGCACCTGTTCCGCTCGCTGCTTGCGGATGCCCGCGACGTCCTCTTTCGAGCGAACGATGTTGCCGGGCACCCCGACCATGTCGGCGTACTCGTTGACAGAAACATCGTGGTTAAGGTTATCGAGCACCGAACCGTCGACCGCCGAAAGGTTGCCGACGAACCCGTACAGTCGCTCCATGCCGCCGGTTGCCACCGCCTTCATCGCCTGCCCGAGCGTCGACACATAGTCGATCTGCACCCGCAGTCCGTTCATCTCGGGCGGCAACGGCGGCGTCTTGCCCATATCGACCACCTTGCCGTAGGCGCGGCGGATCAGCACGGCCAACTTCTCACGGTGCTGGCGTTCCAGCACGGGGCCGAGCCCGAGCAACTTCTCTTCGTGACGCTCGTCGATCTCGCGCGCCGTGATCTCGCGGCGATCCAGACGGGCGATCATCAGGAACAGGTTCGCGTACATCGCCTCGTCGATACGGTTTTCGCTGTCCTCGATGTCTTTGCGCAACTCGCCGAGCGGCGGCGTTACCTGATACGCGGGCACAAGACCCCTCGACGGGTCCGACACGTAGTTAACCGCTTCAGGCATTAGCGAGAACGGACTGTTGCGCAACTCGACAGGCGCGTTCATCGGCGGGCGGTTCATGCGTCGCACAGCTTCGGCCTTGTCGCGCTCCTTACGCTGCAATTCCTTCGCGTCCGGCAGCGCGTCCATCGCCGGGCTCGACCCGTAGGTCGCGGCCCCCTCGACGTCCCAGCGCGACGCCAAGATAGGCGAGGTATCGTAACCAAGGTCGCCCAGCAACTTCGAGCCCTCAGCCTCTTCCCAGTAAGTCGACATCACCGGCTTGTCCCGCGCCAACGACGTGTTCGTGTCACGCTCGTACCGCGGCATGATGAGGTGGCGCACGGGTACCTTCTCAGCGTACTCGCTGCGGTCCCACATGCCCTTGATTGTGCTGCTCACCACCGACCAATCGGGTTCAGCCTGCGGATCGTTCTTGTACACGAACTTGCCGACGATCTGCTTCACGGTCGTACGGTACTCACGGTATAACGTGTCGATCATGCCGCGGGCGTTTGCACCGATCCAGTACTCCCCGGGCACCAACGCCTGCCCGTACAGACCGTGCTGATCGTCGTCTTCCAGAATCGCGCCGTCGTAGCCGAACAAGCCCAGATCGCCCCACAGCGTGTGCAGAACGGTGTACATGCCAGACGATTGCAGCAACTGCCGCACTTCGCGCTCGGCAACGTGCAGGTGCTCTCTGACCGACTTGTACTCGCGGTACTTCGGATCGTCAGGAATAAGGCGGAACCACGGCCTCGCCGGGCTGGTGATCCCGACGTGCATCCCGCTTTGCATCGTACGCAGCGCCAAACGAGGTCTGGCGTTGATGATCCTGCGGTTCACGCTCTCGCCGGATTGACCGCTCCCGCCCGTCGAAAACCGTGAGCGTCGCGGCATAAAGTAGTCGCCCAATTCGCGAAAGTGCGCTTCGTACGGACGCCGGAGCGCCTTCAGACCCTCGCCGACGCTGTTAAACTGCTTCAGTTGGCTCTCGCTCATCGTATCACCCAAGCACCGAAGCGGATCGGCGGCTAGTCTGCGCACCCAAAACCGGCGGCGTTATCACCCCACGCAGTCCGGTCAGGACCGTGCTGCGGGAAACCCCGCCCCCACGCTGCGCAGCGCGCGACATCGCCTCGTTATAGAGTGCCGCGTTGTCTGGTTCGAGCGCCCGCGCATACTGCGGAGGTGCCGTGTACTTCGGGGTGCTAACCGTGCACATATCAACGCTCCTCAGCCATATGGGTTGTACTCCCCTTCGCGCGTCGTGTACTTCGCTGTGCCGGTTTTTAGCACGCTACGGTACGTCTCGTCGAGGGACCGGCGCTTCGACATCACCGGTCTTGCGAAGCTAAGCGCCAGCGCGTCACCGCGGTTAGGCGACGGCAGTCCGAGCTTCCTCATATCCTCTTTTGACATCAACTGGATAGCGCCGTTCAAGGTCGGCTTCGTCTCGACGCCGATCAGGTCTTCGTAAAGCGTCGAATCATTAGGGATCACCCCGCCCTCGTCGAGCCACTGGCGCACGCTATCCCACATGAACGCGCGCATGTTCACGTAGCCCGGCGCGGGTGCCCTCTCCGAGAAGTTCACCAAGTCCCAGCTTCGGCCCATCGTGTCACCCGCCGACTTGATCCCGGTGCCGTAGCCGAAGTCGATGAACACCGCGTCGGCACAATGCCGGTCCTCATAGTGCGCAATCTTGCGCGCCACGTGGTAATCGTTGTCGTTCTTCTCCATCACTTCCAGCACCTCGAACATGAGTCCCTGACGGTGCCCGATAACGAGTTCATCATCGCCCGTCCACGCGGGATCGCAGGTAATGATCGACGGCGCGAAGTCGTACGCGGACTTCGCCAAGTGCCTGCCCAACGCCGCATCGACAGCGTTGGTCGGAATAAGCTGACGGCTTGACGCACTCGGAAACATGCCCCGCACACGTACTTTCACGAGGTCGCTATCCTCGCCGTAGGTATCAACCAGTTCCCGCAAGAACACCTTGTTCGTGCCTTCTACGTCGCGGCTGTCGATCTGCCGGGTCTTCCACAGGTGGCGGTAGCGCCTGAAGCACTCGCGAAAGCGCCCGACGTTGCGCGTCGGGTTGCCGAACACAAGCCAGATGATGATCGTGTTCTCGTCGGTCATCGCCCCCTCGGCGACTTCCCAAATCTTGTTTTCGATCGCCGACGCTTCGTCCATCAACAACAGGATCAACCGGCCCTCGGCGTGCAGTCCGGCAAACGCCTCTGTGTTGCTCACCGACCACGGCACAAAGTCCATCGCCCACGGAAGGTCTGTCTGTTCCTTAGGCTTGATCGACAGCGTGTCGACATTGAACAGCGGCCCCGTGATCGAGCGATTGAACCACGTGCCAACCTCAGGCGAGGTCTTCGTGCGAAGCTGGTTTTCAGTGTTCGCCGTGATGACCACGCGCGCGCCCTTCCAGCAACTCATCGCCCAGTTGGCCAGCATTCCCATACCGGCGGACTTGCCGATCCCGTGCCCGGACGCCACCGCGATGCGCAGCGGCGTATAGCGCTTCGTCGGATCGGCGAGGTGCCGGGCGATGTCGTCGGCCACGTCGGCCTGCCACGCGCGTATGTCGCGATCCTTCAGCGTGCCTTGCCCCCAGTCCCACGCAGTTTCCATCCACAGCAGCGGGTCGTAGCGACAACGCGCGGCGATCTCGGCGATACGCGACGTCTCGGCGGCGCTGAGAATCGGCCCGGTCATTCAGTCATGCTCTCGATTTTCTGGATCGCGCGCTCCAACCGCTCGCCGAACCCGCTCTTGTCTTCCACCACCAACTTGTCTGTGAACAGCGACAGCATGCGGCCTAGGTCTTGCAGCGCCCCTTTCTTGTCGTAGAGCTTGATCTTCAAACCCCCGGTCACGACGACGCGCCCCTCGTCGTCGCTCTCGACGTGGCGGTTTAGTGTAATCTCAGAGACTGCGGCGGTCAGGTCGGCTGGCAGGTCTGCGAGCACGGTCAGCGCCGCGTCAGGGTCATCGCCGACCTTCAGCAGATCGGCAAGCTGCCCGATGTCGACGAAGGCCAGTCGGGCGTACTCTTGCAGCACCCGCTCCAAAGTCACGCCGGACAACGTCGCCGCCTGCGCGACGATCTCGCCGATAGCCTTGCGCACCCCGGCGTCCTCTTCAATGTACCGCTTGACGGTGGAGACGGCGTATCCGCTAACGCGCGCGGCAGCGGAATAACTGCCTTCTCGCACGTACGCATCCACCATCCGCCGCAGGCGCGGGGTCAGGATTCGCTTGGTGAAGCGCGCATCGACGTCCGGGTGCACGTCGAACTTCGCGCGGTCTATGGGGTTGTCCCGCTGCTCTGCCATGGGCAGAAGATACGCGATACGATCGGCGGGGTCAACAGATACGCTCGATGAGCACCCGCGGCGCGCTCGTCTTTCCCCGCCGCACCTTGAACCGCTTCGGTGCCAACTCGCTGCGCAGGCGCGCGCACGCGGCTATCGGGTCCGCCAGCGGGGCCGGGACCGCGACCGACTTCCCGACGGCGAGCCGGGACAGCACGCGCAACAGCGCTTTCGGGCGGACGCCGTCGGGCCACGGCACCTTGTCGCACACGGTACAGCGATACACGTCGTGGTCGGTATGCTGCTGCCGCTCCGCGTACGGGTACGCCACGCGGGTGGTCAACTTCTCGCGCACGACCCGCCAGCCGTAATAACCTGCGCCACTGGTGAACACGTCACACGCTCGCGGCGACGCCAGATCGACGAAGCTACCGAGATGCAACGCGGAGTAGCCATAGGCACTCATTTTTCATCGCTCCCACCGGCGGAACCTGCCGGACCACTGAACGATACGCCTAACTATCTGAACGCGCAAGGTGTTTCCGCCCTCGGAGCCGGGGGAAGTGGTGTGCGATGCGCGCTTTAACGTGCGCTTTCAGCTATGCTCTTGTTTTCATTCGCGTATCTCGCGCGTCGGGCTAGGGGACATGAGCGCCTCCAAGCTATGTGTAGGTTTTCATTCAGATATATCGCACCCCGAACTACGGGTCGTGTCCCAGCCAAAGGCACGTGTCCCAGACTTTCGCTTGATTTCATTGGATATTCTGGCGGGTGGGACATCGGGACAGCAGAGTTCCCATATATACTATAAATTAGTATAACAGGTACCCTAAAATTGGTTAATTTTTCTCACCAAATTTTTATCTTCTTTTCACGAAAGTATAAAGTATAGTATCCCAATGTCCCGATTCGTAGAAAATTCAATTAAATCAAGCGAAAGTCTGGGACACGCGCTCGAAAAGGCACGCGTCCCGGCCTGTTCGGGACACGACCCAAAGTAGCTGGTGCGTCAGATAGTGCGTAGAGACGCGCCGGAAAGTGTACGTGCGCCGAAAAGTGGCTCCGAAAAGTGTATCAGCATCTCTGACCTGCATAAAAATGTTCGAAAAGTGCAAAGTCCCAAACCACTAGATGCGCCGAAAAATGCGTCACGAAAACGACACATCAGCGCGCGAAAACGACACGCCGAAACCGCCGAGGGCGCAGGCGGTCAAAATAGGTACTTGACAAGCGCCCCAGCGCGGTATAGGTACCTAGTACGACATCATCAACCAATGGAGACGAACATGGCAAACCGTATTCTCTCGACCACTACTACCGCCCCGGTGAGCATTCCCTACTCCGCGCGCATCGACAACAGTAACGGTGCCAAGGTGTTGTATGACACGCTGTACGCGGCCTTCGATCACTTCAACGCCGCGCTGTTCGACAGCAGGCTCGACGCGGTAATGCTGGTGCTGCACCGCAAGCGTAACGCTCACGGCTACTTCTGGAAAGACGTGTGGAGTAGAGACGGGAGCGCCGTCGTCCTGAGCGAGATCGCCGTGAACCCGGAAGCGATGGGCCGCGAGCCGAAGGAAGTGCTTTCGACACTGGTGCATGAAATGGTGCACCACGAACAACACATGTTCGGCAAGCCGTCCAAGTCCGGGCACAACGCCGAGTGGTGCGAGTGGATGGAGCGGATTGGACTAAACCCGATCGGCGTCGGCAACTGCGATGGCAAGCGCTCGGGTCGCCACTTCTCGCACACGGTCGTTTCCGGGGGTGCCTTTGACGTCGCGGCGGATGCGTTCCTTGCGGAGCACGACGGCGCGCTTGGGCTGTGCTCGAAGGCGGCGCAAACGGCGAAGAAGCAAGACCCCTCGAAGGTCAAGTTCACCTGCCCGGAGTGCGGCGCGAACGCGTGGGGAAAGGTCGGCTTGGCCCTCGTATGCGGTTGCTGCGAGCAGCGCATGCTGTCAAAGTATCTCGCATGAAAAGGCACTGGTCGAACATTGAGCCCGCGCTGCCCGCCGATGTGGTGGCAAGCATCTGGCGCGAAGTGCTGGCGGCGGGAACTCCAACGGGTATCAACAGCCTGACCCGCGCTTTCGCGGAGATCGCGATCGACTACCCGCACTACGCCACCGCGACCGAGATCGCCGTGGCGCTGGGCGAGACCTACAACCGCATCAACCCGATGGTGCACGCGATAAAGGACGCAGCGCGTAGAAAGCGCTTGACAACGGGTACCTAGAGGACTAGGTACTCAGTACGACCACAACACAGCAATCAGGAGCATTCCATGCCGTACGACCTCACGAAATCCGAGTACCCGCTTTCTGTCATCTTTGAAATCGACGACAACACCTTTCACGGCCACGCGAAGTTTGCGATCGAACTCGACGTGCGCCGTGCCCTCGGCCAGTTCCGCGACGAAATCGAGCAGGGCTGGGGTTACTGGGAAGGCCAGCGCAACCCCTGCTACGTAATGTCGCAACGCGACTTCGACGCCTTCGCGAACATTCTGATGATGCACATCAAGGGGCAGCAGGCGGTCATGCAGGTGCGCGCGAACGGCACCGCCGTTATCGTCGACGTCAACGGCACGGTGCTGGACAGCGGAGAAATCAAGCGGGTTCCGCTCTCGGAACTCGACAACTACAAGGGCTACACGCTGCTTGCGCGTGGTGCCTTTGTCATGGTGTAGGGAGACTGATGATGGGCTTTATCAACATGCCAACGATCACGAAACGGACGCCGGATGACCAGCTTGTACCGACGGCGCGGATCGCGCTGAACGGGCTCGACCAATGGGCGCAGGAAGCGCACGACACCCTCGTCGGGCGGAAGGTGGTGTACATCGAGCCGCGCGCGCGCCCGTACTCCAAAGGGAGCGCTGGCATTATCACCGACGTTGCCGTCGGAGCGGGGGCCAGCGGCTACCACCTGTTCGTGACGCTGCGCCTTATCGACGGCACACGCCGAACCGCGCGGGAACTCGGCGTCGACTGTGAACTGATCGCTGCGGACGATGTCAGGTCCGCAGACATTTGAAAGGAGAATGCTATGACCACGAAGTCTAGTCCCGAGATGGAGAAACTGAAAGACGCGTGGCCCACGCCGATCGAGGTTGCCCACCTCGCCATGCGGGGGCTCACCGACAAGACCAACGCCGACGGGCGAGTGCACGTCCCCGCCGCGCGAGTTAACGAAATCGCCGAAGGCGTCTTGCAGGCGGCGATCTACGATGCGCAGCGCGAGGGGGCGTACGCGCGTCTTCGGCGCGAATACGAGGGACTTCTCGCCGAGTTGCACCGGACGCGCGTCGCGTCGGACACGGCGCACGGCGACCTCGACGTGCTGCGTCGTCGCGCTAGGTGGTATCCTTGGCTCGGCGGTATTGCGGGCGCGGTGATCGCGGTGTGGGCTTTCAGCTTGGCGGGGGCGTTCTGATGAGCGGCATGTTCAAGATCATCGAGGGCGAAACCGCGGTAATCCGCGAGGGCGGTGTCTACAAGGAAGTGCTGCTCGCGACGCGCAACAACGGCGAACTCTACGTCAAGGCGAAGGGCGGTTTCGTTCGCCTCTACGCCGACGGCTCCACCTCGGCAGGCTCGCGCTGCGTGCTCGATACGATCGTATTCGACACGCCGCTCTACAAGGACCGCGTTGGTCGTCTGTGCACGGCCACGGCGAAGGGCCGCGTCGCGCTCGACGCGACACCCGCGTACCTCGCGCGTGAAAAGGGGTGACGTACTGTGAAGAAGCTCAACAGAAAGAAATCGTACACAGAAATCGGCGAGGTGACTAATGCCCCGGCGTCGACGATGGCCAAGGGTTTCGGGTTCGTGCAACTGCCAGATGGGCGCGTTGTGTACTGCTCACCCGAAGTCATCAAGAGCGCGGGTCTGGCGTACGAAGACATCGGAAGTAAGGTGCGAGTGCGCTATGTGCAGTTTCCTGACGGGCGGTTCTCCGCGATACGCGTCAACTTGCTGCGCAGCGATATTGACGACCAAGGGCTCGCCGATCTGGTGTTCGAGATTGACGACCACCTTGGCAAAATCGACGAGAAGATGATGACGCTGTACGACATGCTCGAAGCGCGGGGTTGCAAAGTCCCTGAGGTTGAGAAATAGCCCTCGGACCACCGCTAGACTGCCTGAACTGCCCCCGCGAAAGCGGGGGTTTCTTTATGTCAGGCTTCCTTCAGCCCGGCGCGCAAGGCCACCAGTTTCGTCGGGGCGGTGCTGTCCATCTGGCGCATGCGATCGTACTGCGTAGCGCGCTCGTCTGCGGTCAGGCCGGTAAACGCGCGGGCGGCGTCTTCGTCGCGAACCAGCACGGTCATCTTGACAGTGCGCTTCCGGTCGATGTACAGGCGACCGTGTCGCGGCCAGCGCGTTCTCAGGCGATCGGTCGCCTGCCTGCGCCATTGCGGATAGTCGTCCCGAAGGTCGCCGCGCACGAGGGCGTTCGACACCCGATCGAGGGCGACGTCGAGGGTAGTCCAGTCATAGGGCATGTTTTCGAGAACGCTGTCGACGATCTCGTCGATCTCGGTTATGTTCGCTTCTTGCATCTGCTCTTTTCCACGGAAGTCGGGAGCTACGTGCATGTTGAACCCGGTAACGTCGCGCTCGTCTAGCCACGTCGCGACGCAACTGGCGAACCGCGGGTTCATCGTCGGATTACGCTCGGCGTTCAGACGACGCATCAGGTCTGGCTTATTCGCCAGCGGGATCGAGTTGTTCGTGAGAACGGTCAAGCGCCTGTCGCCGCGCGGGATCGGCACCGCGTTGTCGTGGTTCGTGGCGAGCAGGAACGAGGCGTAGACCCAGTCCTGATAGTTCGGTAGGGTCTTGCGGATGATGTCCATGCGCCGGGGTTTCGGGTCGATCCGCTCCTTCAGCTTCTCGTACGCCTTGCGACGACGCCATGTCATCGCTGTACCCTCATCTCCGTCAGGCAGCACCTCGTCGGTGGTGACGAACAAGGCACCGGCCATCCAGTCAGTGTACTGTCCCTGCGTGGCGTTATTCATCAGCATGTCCGCCGACACGCTCTTGACATAGCGGCTGCCGAACACCGAACCGAGGATTTCAAACAGCGAGCCCCGGCCAACTCCGAACGACGAGGCGTACATGATGACACCAACGCCGGGCGTGAGCGGGTTTTGCTTCTTGTACGCCAGCCAGTTCTTGAACCATTCGCGCTCTTCCTCGTCTGGCAAAAGGTGGTCCAGAAAGTCTTCCCAAAGCGCGACGTATCCGGCGCGTTCCGCCGGGTCTTCGACGCGCTCGTGCGCGGGTGCTACGTAGCTGTTGATCGCGCGATCGCCGTCGCGCATGAAGATACCCGGCGGCTTGTCGGGCATGAAGCGATAGCCGTCAACATCCTGCCGCTGCGAGTGCTTCACCCACGCATCGACCGGGTTGATCACGACGGTACCGCCGCGCGGCCCGTGGCGCTCGTAGGCGTACTGTGTCATCGTCAAGCGCAGGTTCGTGAGGCTCATACCCAACTCTTCGCCACGGTATACCGGCAGGCATTGACTGTAGCGGGACCCGCACCACGCCCATTCGTCGAGCAGCTTGAATACCATGTCCTGAAACGACGCGGGGGCGTCGTGATAGGTGTCGTGGTCGAACTCGAAGCCGTGGTCTTGCAGCTTCGCGCGCAGGTCGCTGATCTTGTCGCTCAAGCTACGCGCGCGGTCGATCAGGTCGGCGGGCAGGTGCCGCGTCCAGTTTGCTGTTTCGAGCACGTTCACCGCGCCCTCGTGATCCACGCTTATCAGGCAGCGAGTACGGTTTCGGAATTGCGGGTCGCCCATCCAGCTTGCCGAGCAGCGAGCATCGCGTGAGGTGGACGCGTAGTCGAGCAACTGGTCGAGGGATCGCGTGATCCCGTCGAGGCAGTCGAAGCGTGTGGTCGGCAGCAGATCGTACGCGGTAGCGGTACCGCTTTCGCCCGCTCGCGACAATTTGACGCGGGGCCAGCCGCCGCTTTCGAGTTCTTCGCTGGCGATCTGCGCGATCGTCAGCACCGCGGCCTTCGGTAGCACGGGCAGCGCGTTAAGCCGCACGTCGGCGGGACTTTCATCGCCGTCCCAGCGATAAGCGACAGCGAACGAGTTGCCGTCCTTCGCCATCGTGTGCGCACCGAACGCCCCGATCTGGCGCGGGTGGCCGCCGCCAAAAGCCTCTAGCCTATGTGTGGGTACGTCGTCCGCTTCCGGGTCTTGCCCCGGCTTCACGTACGATGTCGAAAAGATCACGCTGAAGGGTTCGTCGGTGCGACAAACCCACATTTCCTTGGCCCCCTTGCCGTAGCGTACCAGCGCTTCTCGCAGTTGTGGGAACTGCCCGGCTGCGCGGTTCCAGATACGCTTGACCATTGTCGCGTCATCGACGTCTATGTCGATCGCGCACAGGCCGTGCTCGACGCGTAGCCCCGTCGCTTGGTAGACTAGCTTGCGCCCCCAGCGCTCGATCTCTTCGACGGTAGGCTGCACCTTGTTCCAACCCTTCAGGAAGCAGCGTTTGTCGTGGTTCGGAAGCGGGGTGTATCCGTTGTCGAAGGCCGCTAGTCGGAATGCGGTCTGCGCGGCGGCGTTGTCGTGTCTGAAGCTCATTATATTTCTCTTGTGTTTAGCTGCGATCTGTGTACTAGATGCAGCGTCTGGAAAGGCATCTCTCATCGGTCGGTCGCTAGGGCCGCGGCGGAAACGTCGCGGCTTTAGTGCGTATAGGCGCTGTGGCCCTCGGGACGCCAGCCGTCACGGGCCCACAGGGCGACCCAGCGCGTGTCGGCGCGTACTTGTACAAGACAGGCCGCGCCGTCGAGATTTTGCACGCCACGCTCTTGTCTTATTCGGGCGAACTCACAACGCGCCAACCGCAGCGCGTCGGCGTGCGCCGCCATTGTCGGCGCGGGTTCGCCGCGACGCCACTCGACTGCGACATAGTAGGGACCGTCGCTTGCCAGCGCGGCCCAGCAGGTAGACGACGTGGGGGGCACGATGGACTGTGGTTCTCTCATAGCGTTTTCAGCATCTCCTTGAAGGCGTCCTGATCGTTCATCTTGAACTCGACGCGGTTTCGCTTGACAATATCCACGGTACCACGCGCGATTATCTGATGGCTGTAAACCTGCCGCGTTTGGCCCGGTCGATCAAGTCGCTTGATGGTCTGGTCGTACTGCTCCGCGGACCACGGCGGGCAGTACCAGAGCATGCGCCGCCCGCCGAACTGCAATTCGACGCCGTGGCTGGCCGACGCCGGGTGCAGGATCAGGTTGTCAAGGCGACCCTCATTCCACTGTTCGACCGAGCGCATCTTCTGCTTCAGCGATTGGCCCGCGCCAAGTACGCCGTACGATCGGCCCGCCTTGGCAAGCAGGGTTTCGATGCGCGACAAGTCTTCGAGGAAGCCGTAGCAGATCACCGACGTCTCCGCCCCGATCGCGTCGAGTTGGTAGCGCAAGATGTCGAGCTTCGCGTCGTGCAGGTAGTGCGCCGTTTTTGCCCCGTCTTCATCGGGTTGGTCGTAGACGAACCCCTGTGCGATCTGCGCCAGCTTCGACGACGCCACGGCCTGCGTCAACGCAGCGATGACCGCTGGATCGCTTGGGTCTTGCTCACCGACGATAGAGATTAGCAGATCGCGCTCCATCTTGCGGTACTGCCGTGCCACCTCGTCGGGTAGGTCGAACTCGAAGTCCTGCTCGACGCCCGACGTCAACGTGCCGTGGCGTGCGTCCTCGGGTTCTGCGGCGCGAACCATAAAGGTTTCGACGTCCCTGTCGAGTTGCCGAGCCCGGAAGTCGTGCACCTTCCAAACATAGCCGTGGAAGTCCATCGGCATGAAGTTGCGGCGACGCCACGCGACGAAGTCGTCGCCCCACAGCCCCGGCTTCAGCAGGCGCGCGGGCATGAACAGATCGGCGTAACCGTTCGGGCGCGGCGTTCCAGAGAACAGCCAGATCGACTTGGCCTGCGGCGCGATCTTTAACAGGGTCTTGCCGATGACGCCGCGCGGGTCTTTCAGCTTCGGCTCATCGTACACGAGAATATCGAGCGACGGATGGTCCTTGGGCAGCACCTCGGACAGCCAGCCCAGCACACCCTCGCTAACGGTCAGCACATCGGCGGTGCTCTCCTTCAGGCGACGCAGGCGTGCGGCGGGCCCGCCGGTCAGGGCTTCGACGGTGAGATGCTGCAAATGGGTCCATTTGGCGGGCTCGTTCGGCCACACCGTCGCGGCTACCAGCGGCGGCGCGATCACCAAGGCACGGCGGCGGTGGCCGTCGGCGAGCAGTTCGGAGATCGCGGTCAGGCAGGTGGCGGTCTTGCCGCCGCCCATACGCATGACAGCGTACACGCGGTCGTTGGCGTAGAGTTCGTCCACGCAGGATTGCTGGTCGGAACGCAGGTCGGAAAGGTCACGCATGGGGTCTATCCCTCATCTGTAATGCTGGTTCTAGCCTTCAGGTACTTCGCCGTCAAGCACTTTCAGCACGCCAGCTTCGGTGTTCACAATATGCGCTTCGTGTCCGAGCGTCCGAACACGCGCCTGCCACCAGCGTTGCAGTTCCGCGACCACACCTCCGCGGGGTCGCTTCAACTCGACGAATAGTATGCGCCGCGGCAGCACGACGAGGCGGTCTTGGATACCCTTGTAGCCGTGCGGGTCCAGCTTTACCGTGAAGCCTCCGCGGCGGCGCACCTCAGCGTCGAGAAACTTTTCTATGGCGGCTTCTTTAAGTGTTGACATTGGTACCTCACATCCTGTAAGTACCTTATCACCGACCCCGAAGCAAGAGGTAAGCAAGACCGTGAAACGCGAGCAGCAAAAGATTTTTCTGACCGCCGAGGCACGAGAGCGCCTGCGCGACGAGGCGCGAGCGCGGGCGATGGAACTGTCCGCGATCGTCGAATACCTGCTCCTGAAGGGCGAGTATCCACCGATTAACGCAAACTGAACCGAGAGATGAGAGATGACCCAGCAACACGCCACGCCTGAAGAACACTCTAGTGTTGTCGGCGGCTCGATCGCCGCGCGGCGCATCGGCTGCCCGCGCAGTTACACACTGGAACAGATGGTCCCGCCCAGCCAAGGGAGCGCGTACACCCGAGAGGGCACGGCGCTGCACGAGATGATCGCGCAGGTGTTGCGCAACGACATTGAACCCGGTAGCCTGCTGCCGTTCACCTTCAAGCGCGAAGACGACGGGCGTCCCGAGGGCGCGTGGGAGTTTACCATCACCGAAGACTTGTGGTACGAAGTCGGCCAGCCCGCTCTTGACGCCTTCGACACGTTCATTGATGCGATCGAGATGAACACCGGCGGCGTGTTCGAGTTCGTCATCGAGACACGCTGCGTGTTACCCGGCATCGCGAACGCTTTCGGCACGGCGGACGTGATCTGGTCCTGCGGCAATCTGTCAGGGGTGTGGGACTGGAAGTTCGGACGCAACCGCGTAAGCGTCGAGGCCAACGACCAGCTTATGTTCTACGCCCGCGCGGCGGTATCGACGATCCCGGCCATGTTCGGCGCGAAAGCGTACGGCGAAGTCGATCCCACGCGCGAGGTGCTCCTGTCGATCATGCAACCGCAGGTCTCCGAGGAACCGAGCGAGTACCGCGTGACGGTCGGCGAACTGGAAGAATGGCGCAATACTCTGCAAGCCGCCGTTAAAAGCGCTACCGAACAGGGCATGAGCGCGCCGATCGGTAAGGGCAAGTGGTGCGACTACGCCACCTGCAAAGCGGTCTGCCCGCTATGGGCGGGACAGTCTGCCGCGTTTGGCGAGAAGATGGCGAAGCTCGCCGAGATACAGAAGACCGAAGGCGTGAAGAACTTGACCGATGTCAAGGTGAACGGTCTTGAGCACCGTGACATCTTCGATCACGACGCGCTGTCGAACGTCGGCGCGGAACTCGGCTTCGCGGAAATCCTGCCGGAACTGCTGGCGTTGGCCGATACGGTCGAAGGATGGGTCAAGCAGGTGCGCGATGCGGCGTTCGAGATGCTTGAAGGTGGGGCGCAGGTCGACGGCTGGCGCATCGGGATCAGCACAACGTCGCGCCGTACGTGGGGTGTCGATGAGGCCGCTGTGCGGAAGTTCTTCAAGAACCGTCGCTACAAGATCGACGAGTACATGCCGCGGCAACTCATCACCATGCCTGCCGCTGAGAAGTTGCTGAAGCGCGACGATCGCGCCGTGCCCGAAGATATGATCGACAAGAAGGTGTCGACAAAGAACGCGCTGGTGCGCGCGGATAGCGCGCTGCCAGCTTCGTCCTTGTCGTCCGACAGCGCCAAGGCGCTCGGCGACAAGATCGCCGCCCTTACGGGCGGTCTTACCGGGGTGTGACCCCATAGGAAGTGGAAGTGGAAGTTAAAACATGAACGAAGTTGTGGACATGAAGTCGAGCGGCGCGCTCGCAGCGGTGCGGGCGCTGAAGGGCAACCTGAAGCGCGTGCAGATGCAGTTGCCAGATACGCAGGGGGCGCCGTATCTGCGTTTCCTGCAAGACGGGAACTGGGTGTTCGGGCAGGACAACGAAGAAGTTCTCACCGAAGACCTCGCGGCGATCAACACGTTGTCAATCAGGACCGGTTGGTCCTGCTGGACCGACCGCCCCGGCAAAGGTGTGAAGAACGAGAACCTCGGCGAAAGCATGGTGCCTCTCGGTTCCGATCCCTTGACGCGCGAGACGCTACCCGTGCACCGCGACCCCAAGAACAATAACGCCGTTTGCGAGTGGCGCGCGCAGATCAGCGCCGACGTGAAGTTCCTTAGCGGCCCGCACAAGGGTACGCAGGTGCACTACAAGACGACGTCAATCGGCGGCATCAACGCGATGCGCGTACTGGTCGACCAGATCATTCTGCAAGTTGACGAAGACCCCGGCAACATCGTGCCTGTGGTCCACCTCGACGGCGACCACTACAACCACAAGGCGTACGGTCGCACCTACACGCCGGTCTTCCGCGTCGTCGACTGGATACCGATGGACGGCCCGGCACCGGTAGCGGTAGCGGGAGTGATCGAAGAGAAGCCGCTTGCGACGCCGGTCGCAGACGACGTGATCGACGACGGCGAAGGTGCCGAAGAACCTCGGCGTCGTCGTCGGCGCTAGGTCGAGCAGCAGGGCACGCCGGGTTCGCTCGGCGTGCCTTTCTCCCCTTTTTACCGCAGGACGTCGTACGATGAACGATATGTCGGTGCTTTCTCGCGATCCGCAGGACTTTCTATTTTTCGACACTGAGACGCGCGCGCTTCCCGATCTGGAAGACCCGCGCTGGGGCGATGTCACACAGGCAGGTGCCGCGCGCTACGGAAAAAGCTGCAAGGTCGTGGTGTTCCGCTACTGCATCGGCAACGGGCCGATGCGTCGCTGGGACTTGGACGACTTTTCCAAGACCCTGAAATGGCGCGAGGCACCGCCGGATTTGCTAGAGCATCTGGCGCGCGCGCTGAAGGGCGAGACGTGGTTTGTCGCGTGGAATAGCTTCTTCGACCGGCACGTATGTAACGGCGGTATGGTGCGCCCGTCGGCTGGTCCTGCCCTTCCCGTGCGTGTGGTGCTGGACGCTATGGCGCAGGCGACGGCGTCTAACCTGCCAGCTAAGCTGGAAGGCGCTTCTCGCGCTATCGGGCGCAGCGGCAAGGTAGAACTTGGCAAGCACCTGATCGCGCTGTTCGCACCCGCTGACGGCGGCACTCCACAGTCGCACCCGGTCGAATGGGAGCAGTACAAGGGGTACGCCGACGTCGACGTCGAAGAACTGCGCGCGGTGTTTCTGGCGACGCGTCCGTTGTGGCGCTGGGAATGGGAGCAGTTCTGGACTAGCGAGACGATCAACGATCGCGGGTTGCCGATCGACGCACACTTCGTCGCGCGCGCTAAAGTCCTCGCCGACGCGTACATGACACAGGTCGACGAGCGTGTCGTCGAGTACACGCACGGGGTGTGCTGGTCTGTAAACCAGCACGTCGCGTTGGCGAACTGGGTCGCCGACGGCGTCGCGCACTTGCCCGAGGCCGCGGACATTCTCGTGAAGAAGTATGAGGAAGACGCCGAGGGCGACGGCCTCGTTGCCGCCGCGCTTTCACTCTCGCGCGACCGCGTCGAGAGACTGATCGCCTATCTGGAACGGCTCGACGAAAAGCAGGGGCTGACCGACGACGAGTTCGACGTGCTGCAACTATTGGAAACTCGTCTGTACGGTGCCTCGGCGACCCCAAAGAAGTTCGGTAAGATGCTGCCCATGCTCGACGGCAGATACCGCCTGTGCGGGCAGTACACGTTCAACGGAGCTCAACAGACTGGGCGCTTCTCGTCACGCGGTGCGCAGGTTCATAACCTCACCCGCGCCTTTGTGGGCATGGAAGATCAGGCACCCGGGCGCGAGGCCGAGGCGATCGAGTTCATCAGCGAGATGGAGATCGAAGAATGACCGGCGTGTCGACACTACGTCAATTCGAGGATCGGTTCGGCTCTCCGGGCCGCGCGCTGTCGCGCCTGATCCGCCCATCTATCGCCGCCAAGAATGGCCGTACGATGGTGTGGGGCGACTGGTCGGCGATCGAAGCGCGCGTGCTGCCGTGGCTCGCGGCGACGCGCGGTGCCGAGGGCGTGCTCGACATCTTCCGCGCGTCGGACGCTGACAAAAGCGTGCCGGACATCTACATGCACGAGGCGGCGAACGTACTCGGCATGAACGTCGACGAGATGTGGGCGGAGTACCGCCAGAAGAACCCCCGCGCGAAGAACTGGCGACAGCAGGGAAAGGTGCCGGTACTGTCACTGGGATTTGGCGGTGGCGTTGGCGCCTTGCAGCACATGGCGGTCAACTACGGCATCTCGATCACTGAAGACGAAGCGCGTGTCGTGGTCGATAAGTGGCGCGAGAACAACCGATGGGCGCGCGCGTTTTGGGACGCGCTTTGGAAGGCGCTCCTCGTCGCGATGGAACACCCCGACGTTCCGCAGGAAGTCGGACGCGTGGTGTACCTGTTCGATCCCGGCTATATGGGCGGCACCGTGTTCTGCTTCCTTCCAGATGGGCGTCCCATCACGTACCCCGGCGTCAAGTGGATGAAGCGCGAGCGCGAAGACCGTGAAGGCAACGTGACCGAGCGCGTCGAATTAACCTACATGCGCGGCTATGAGCGTGTCTCGCTCTGGTACGGGGTGCTCGCCGAGAACGTAACCCAAGCGACTGCCGCCTCGCTGCTTCGCGACTGCCTGTGCCGACTAAGCCCGGCGCAGAGCTTGAAAGGCGCGCGCGAGCAGGTGTTCACATCGCCGTTCGCGCAAGTGCACGCCGAAGTGATCGGACACACGCACGACGAAATCATCGTCGAGACTGAAGACAACGACGACGACGTTAATGCGGTCAGGGCTATCTTGCACGCCGAGATGGGGCGCAATCCAGACTGGGCGACCGGACTGCCGCTCGTCGCTGAAGTTTCGGATAACTGGTACTATACTAAAACGGTAGGTTAATGATGTCTGCTACAGAAGACCACGGCACCCCGCGCGGGCGCGTGCTCAAGGATGCAAGCGCACTCACTCATGGAGACAGGAACGACGCGTACGGCGATCCCGTCGATAACCACGAGCACATCGCCCGCATCTTCAACGCGATCACCGGGCGTGATCTAAGCGCGCGCGAGATCGTGCTGGTGCACGAAGCGACGAAGCTGGCGCGTCGCGCGAGGAACCCGAGGCATTACGACAGCTACGTCGACAACGCGGCGTACGTCGGGATCGAGTTCGAGTGCGCACTAGCGGAGTTTGACGCGCAGACCAAGGCCGAGCCTCAGACGCACGCTCGCGAGGCCGAAACCGAGGATGACGGGTTCGTTACGATTGACCCGGCATCCACGATCGCCAACGGCATCGACTGAAGCCTGACCTCGCGCTACCCGGCAACGGCGATCCATTTTGCCTGAGCGTGACTGATGCGCGGGCGGCACTGTAAAATCTTTGCACATAGTGCGTTTTCCTGTTGACTAGGTGCACACTAGGTGCGATGATGGGCCATCAGCAAGGGAGAACGCAGATGTTTACCGGATTTTCTGAAATCAAAGCGGAAGGCGTAAATATCATCGCTCGGTTTGATGATGCTGAGTTGGTGGCGGTCCAGCACGCCAACGGCTACGTCGGGATTTATGCTGAA